GATGACCACGTACCAGGTGCCGTTCTTGTACTTCTCGACGCTGTTGAGTTCCGGGTGCAGGTACACGCTGCCGCCAGGAATGGTTTCGTCGGCGACCAGGGTCTGCAGCCAGTCGTTGATGCGCTTGACCTCCTGATCCATGAACGACTTGGTCAGGTTCTTCGCCATGGCTTTCTGGCCGGCCTTGACCAGCTTGCGGCTGATCGCATCTTCAAGGCCGACGTAGCTGATGAACTTGCCGGTAATCGAACGGTTACCCAGCAGCGAGAAGCCACCGAGCACGGTGCGGGCGTAATAGCTGACACCGTAACGGTTGAGCAGATCGCCTTCGGTGGAGGTGTCGAGGATGTTGTATTCAACGACGCGGGACACGTCTTCGGCGTAGGTCACCTGGTTGCCCGGGCTCTCCCACTGCTTGACCTTGGCCAGCGCGGCAATCGCCAGGCTGGACGGCGCGAGGAAGACGTTTTTCTTCGCGGCTTTCGAGTACACGGCGGGCATGTTGTGCACCACCAGGCAACGGTCGAAGCCTAGGTCGGCGCCGCCCAGTTCCTGGCTGTAAGTCACTTGATCTGCGACCGAGGCATCCTTGCCGTCCAGCACCACACGGGCCTTGATGCGCTTGCCGAACGAGGCGAACTCGCTGGCCACCGCTTTGGTGCCGGTGAAGCCTGGCGCGCCGATGATGGTCAGGTCTTCCGGGACACTGCCCAGTGCCGCCAGACCGAGCTTGCGGCCGGTGGTTGGATCGACGCCGCCGATTACCGCGTTGACGGTGTCGGCCGGGGTCGCGCCCGCCTCGACGATCACTACGTACACCGGCACCTTGACCACTTTGAGGATCTGGTAGACGGCGTGATACAGCGTGCCTTCTTCAGCACCGGTCGGATCGAGCAGCGCGTGGGTGGTGAAGCTGTTGATGCGGAACGGTGCGTTGCGCGGAATCAGCGGATCGGCTTTCGGCGCGGTGCCGACCAGACCGATGACGTTGTCACCCAGGCCACCCATGGCCTCGGGGGATTCGGTGGCATTGACGGTAATGCCGTTGTGCTCGAAGTTCAAAACCTCAGCCATGGTTAGTCAGCCTTCTTGGCAGCGGCCTTTTTGGCCTGGGTGGAGGGTGTTTTCAATTCCAGTCGACCGGCGCTGTGCAGCGCACTGGCCTCGACGTCGAGCAGATCAAGGTCTTGACCGACGCTCGACCAGTGCCCACCGCCGGTGGGGAATGGAACGAGCACGGTGTAGGTTTGGCGGGTTGCCATTTTTCGTTTCTCCATAAACAGGAAAGCCCCTCGTGGGGAGGGGCTTGGCGGGTGTTGAATTTTTTGAGCGGATAAGAAAACGCCCCGGGGTGCGGGGCGTTTTACTGAAGGTTTGCGACTGGCGTTTCAGGCAAGGAATCTGGCCAGCCCTCGGTCAGCATTTCGCTGCTGAACGTTCCCGCTCGAGCAGACTCGGACAGCGCTTTTTCCCGATCAAAGCAGGCCTGAACATGAGACCTGACAGCCTGTGCAATTTGCAGTATCTGTTGGGCTGTCAAATCGACAAACCCGGCAACGGACTTGTAGCTGCAACGATATTCAGGATCGAGCATCGCGGAAACCGCCATTCCAGCAATCAGCGATTGACTGTCACGGGATGAATCGATAATCAAACCGGCGACCACGATACCCGAACCTTCTCGGCGAAATCGCTCCTGCGCAATCAGGTCCAATTGGCGCTTCAAGACCAGCTCGCCGTTCGCGAAACCAAATGAGTTTTCCAGTTCCTGAAGGGTGGGTTCATGGTCGAAGAGTACTTCACCGTCAGCCAATGGCCAGTCCGAGGCGACACATCGAAAGGTCGTCCCCACATTTGAGTAGGCTCTCAACATAGATGACTCCTTAAAAAGTGTATTGGGAGATGTGGACATCGTTTGCACGAGAGACCGACGCATAGAGGCGGTAATAGATCGTCTGTGGAGTAGCCATGACCAGATCCGAGAACGGACTTAGAACACCCAGTCCGACGATTCCACCAATGCCGCATGCTTTCATACCTACTTCGGTAACATCCGGAGAAAGCCCCAGAGAGCCACCGCCCGGAAAATCAGCGCTACCAATGTAATGAATGTAGCCACCGACGGTTTTTGCATTCTTCGGAACAACAGAGGCCAGCGAGATCGGTGTCGGCGACATCGACATGCCGTTTTCCAGCACTACCGTCCGAGCAATGGAAATTGAACGCTGATGTTGAATGCCGGGGTTCATCAATCGACTGGCACCGGTTTGCCACACGCTGACCAGCGCACTGGCGCTATAACCGGCGGGCATATTCGTGCCCGCATAAATTTCAGGAGCGGTACTCAATGTCGCATTGACGCCCAGCAGCTTCGCAACCTTCAACTCGGGGTTGTAGATGACGTAAATCCCGACACTGCCGTTTGCTGGAGCGATACCGGTGTCCATGCCACCTGCACCGACGGTTGTCAGATCGAGCGATAGATTGAGATTCGTCAACTTGTACTGCGCGACACCCGGTTGCTCGACAATCAGTTGATCAGCAGTAACCGTTGCAACGGAAGCCGCGACAGGCAGCGATACTCTCAGATTACGCATGGCGCCTACTTCCGCACCATTTAGGCGAGCCAGTTTGACTTCAGTAGCCAGAGAGGCGATATCGATGCTTCCCTGATTGATCGGCGCGTTCCAGGCTTTGATGCACCACATCACTGCCAGGTTTCGCGGACGTGTCACACCATAGTGCGCCTGAGCAAAAAGGGAGGTTCCTGGGACATTCACTCCGCTTGCCGTGTAAACACCGACTCCGGAATAGTCAGCCATCACCGGAATGTCCCAGCCCAGACCAGTTCGATTAGCACTGATCCCATTGAGCCCATGAACCTCAGCACCATTGTCGTCGTTACCGTGGAGCAGTGAGCCTTTCTGATAGCTGCCAACTGCGCGACCTCCATCTACTCCTCGGCCATGATCCCAACCACGCAGGAACTCACCGCGCGACTCCGGCAAGCGGAAGTTATCCGCCCCCTCGTTACCCTTGTTGTAAGTGGTACCGAGAAACGCCGCCAGATCCGGATAGGTCGCAATGCTCTGCACACTGCCATCCAGTTCCAGATAACCCGGCGCAACGATCCCCGTCGGGAAAGCCAAAACAGCACCCACCGGAACAGCGGACTTGAGTCGTTCGACTTCCTTGGCCAGTGCGGCTACATCGATGGTTCCCTGATTGACCGGGGCGTTCCAGGCTTTGATGCACCACATGACGGCGATGTTGCGTGGGCGAGTCTCCGTGCCCCCCCCTTTCATGGGGCCACTGTACAGACCACCGATGCCGTTACCCGCGAACCCATTCGCTTGGTCGTTCGACAAATATGATTTCAGGCTGCCGCCGGCCGTACCGTAAACCTTGCCCCATACGCTCTGACTTACCGAAGCGTTTGAAACACCAGGGATCCCCGGAACAGCAGTGTTATCGACTAGATAATTATCCACGTGGACGTGGTTGATTACACTTTCACCCTCAGACGTTCCGATGACACGTCCCGCGTTAACTCCCCGTCCGTGATCCCAGCCACGCAGGAACTCGCCTCGCGCTTCCGGCAACCGGAAGTTCCCAACACCCTCATCGCCCTTATTGAACTTGCCACCCAGATAAGCGCTCAAGTCCGGGTAAGTCGCGCTGCTCTTGACGCTGTTATCCAGCTCCAGAAAACCCGGCGGCGGTGCATCCACCGGGAACGCAACAATCGAACCCACAGGCAACGCCGATGCCTTGGCAATCAAAGCTTCGACTTCAGCCTTGGTGTAGGAATCCTTGATCCCGAACCCGGCCAGCGTTTCAGGATTGGCCCCGGCAGTCGCCCGACCATACTCATCAACGGTCAGACTCTTGTAAGTGCCGGCAGCAATCCCTGTGCGCCCCGCCAACATCTTGAACGTCAGCGCAGTAGTGCCAAGGGTAATCGGCGCATTCGTGGTCAGGTGCCACAGCGAATCGCCGTTCGCCGTACCCTCCTCGACCATGACCGTCAGGCCCGGCGTGACCTTGGCGCTGGTATTGGCATCAGTCGCCCGCACCCAGTCACCGTTAGCCACGATCCACAGGCCGTTGTCCTTGGCCAGGGTCTGGTTCGCCAGCAGCACACGGTCGCCGGAAATCACGGCGACACCGTCGATCTGCTGCGCACCGTTCAACACGATGTTGGTGGAGGCCGCAACGCGCACCGATTGCTTGCCATCGAGTTTGCCGAGTTCTTCGGCCAGATAACTCATGACCCAGGCACGGGTGGCCTTGACCACGGTGTCGTCGATCAGCAGCGTCACCAGGGATGCATTGCTGGTCTCGAAAATCGAGCGAATGTAGAACTCTTTGCCCGAACCCGAAGTAGCCAGAACCGGTTTGAATGACTCCGGATATTTGACGATGGCGTAGAGAATGCCGGTGTCAGTCCACAGCCCGGCCTCTCGCACATACCAGCCGCCAACATCGGGCGGAATGGTCACTTCGGCGAGCAGCCAGCTCGGATTCTTCTCGTCCTGGAACAGCGCATTGAGCGGCCCGCGCCAGACTTCGCGTTTCAGCGCGGTGGCGGTTGCGGCCGGGTTGTAGACCGAGCCGCCGCCGTCGCCGACGGAAATCTGCGTCAACTTGATCGGCGTGCCCGCGGCCTTGCACGCCGTTTCGTAGGCAATCCCTGCGTTGGTAAGCAGGGTGTAATAGTCAGCCATTCAGGCCCCCTGAGGATAAATAGTGGATGTTTCGACGGTGTACATCGCGGCGGCCATGAACGCCTCGCCAGAGGTTTCGAGCCCTTCGATGAACACCGGATAAACCGTCGTCAGCTCACCGCAGAAAGTCGCGGCGGCGATGGAGTGGCTGCCGAACGCGCTCAAGCCAACCGTCACCGAAAGGATGTCCCGCTCGCTCTTGGCATCAGCCAGACGCCGGTCGAGACGGGCGTCGATTTCTGCGCTGTAGGGTTGATCGCTGAAAGCGCGCACCCTGAAGCTGTAAGGCACGCCGGGAGGCGTCTGTTCGTACCAGGCGCGGACTTCGGGGCGCAGTTGCAAACCCTTGGCCGCGTTCTCCAGCGCCTTGCGAGTGCCGGCCTGCCGCGCGGTGGGCCAGGCCAGTTCGACGGTCAGGCGCTTTTCCGCTTCCGGTGCGCTGGTGCTCCATTCGGCGACACCGCGATCCGCTGCCAGATACGGCAGAAATGCGACCGGCGTTTCGCTCGGGTTCATCAGTTCGGGGAACGGCGGCGCGATGCGATCAAGCAGTGCGCCAAAGCCCAGATCCAATCCACGTTCGAGTGCCGAGCTGTTGGCCGGCAGCAACGTCGGGCGTTGTGTTGGCTCACTCATAGCGTCAGCACCTCAACCTCGACCGCGGTGCAGTACGGCGCCTGAAACGCAGTGGTCACGATCGGCGCCAGCGGTTCAAGAATCTGCAGTTGCACGGCGCCAGCGCTGTGCAGCGTGTAGTCGATCCAGCTCGGATCGACCCGCCCTTCCAGGCGATGGCAACTGTCGGCGTAGGCCTGCAATTGCTGTTGCGCGGCGACTTTGGTCAGGCCCGAATCGGGACCGGAATTGATCTTGGCCACGACACGAATCTTGTAGCGCTGAATGTCGGCTGCCTTGACCGTGACCAGGTCGGTTTCCGGTCGCACATCGGGCCGGGCGAAGTGCTGACGTACACCGTCAAGCAACGCTGCAGACGGGGTGCCATCGCCGTCTCGCGACAACACCGTGACCTGCACTTCGCCCGGCGCAGTACGCCGACCGTTGCCGTCCTTGACCTGTGCAGCGAGGCCGTCTGGGTTGAAGGTGTAGGTGACGTTCACCACACCGCCATCGCTGGATTCGACCTTCACCGTTGGCCGTTCACCGAGGGTGAACACCTCGCGGCGATACTGCATCCGTGAGCCCGCAGCCGGGGCGTGCGGCGCCAGGTAGTAGCGCAACCGGGCGTCGTCGTCGCTTTCATAAATCGGTGGTACTGGCGGGAAGGCTGCCGGGTCACCCGCATCGAGCAACTGGCGCTCCAGGCCCATGTCCGCCAGGCGGGCGTCGAGGTTGCTGCCGGTCGCCCACCACGCCAGCATCTGCTTGATGCGAGCGTTGTATTTGCGTTCGTGGGTTTGCAGGCGCACGCAGAAAGCCTCAAGCGCCAGGGTCAGCAGTTCGCTCTCGTTGTCGAGGCTGGTCTGGAGTTTCGCTGCGCTTTCGGGCGCCCGGGCGCCGACGTATTCGACGACGAAGGTCTTGAACTCGGCGAGCAAGTCTTCGAAGGCGTCGACAGTGATCAGCGCCGGTTCGGCCAATTGGTTCTGGCCGGGGATCAACATGCTCATGTCACGACCTCGAATGTCTGTTGACGGTTTTTCCAGGTGCCGGCGAAACGCAGCAGCAGGCCGGCGCCCTGACGGCTGGCGACGATCACGCTCGGCTGAAAATCGCTGATCCCGTTCTGCGCGTTGTAGAACGCCTGAGCCGCGTGGCTCTGGGCTAGAAGCAGAACGTCGTCACCGAGGTTCTGCCCCAGCAGCGTGGGGATCAGCGAGCCATAAAGGGGCCTTTTTTGCCGGGTGCCCAGCGGCGTGGTCAGGGCCCGGGTCGCGCGCTGCACAAACTGCAGCCAGTCGTCGACCGTGGCCCCGGAGTCTCTATCGATTCCGATCATGGGAAGCTCTTGATTCAGGGGCTGATGACGCGGCCCTGGTGATCCACCAACGGGCCGCTGAAGTGCACGCCCGAGGCGTCAATGCTCAGGCCGACGGCGCCGAGTTGCAGGCTGATCAGCTGTTGCGTCATCGTCAGTTGCGCCGGGCCGATGCTCAGTGCAAGCGACTCGCGAGAACCGGTGAAAGCCGCCGGGCCGTTCTGCCAGTGCAGAATGTGTGTGGCGTCGTCGTAGCCGCTTTCACTGCCATCAACGTGCACCCGGCGCGTCAGCGTCGGTACCGTTGCCGTCGGCGGAAAGCGGTCACTGTTCAAGCCGAACAACGCCACGCTTTGCGCGCCACTTTCACCGCTGCCGTAGTTGAGCAGCAGGCACTGCTCGCCCACGCTCGGAATCCGCGATTCGCTCTGCGCTCCGGCGCTCGGGTTGAAGAACTTGATCGCCGGCGTCAGCAGTCCACCGTGGCTGACCTGGCAGGTGTTGCTCGCGGCATCGACGGTCTGACAGACGCCGATGCGACAGAAACTCTCGGCGCGGCGGTGCAGGTCGTCGATTTCCGCTTCCATCTCGGCCAGCCGCTCGATGATCGGCCCCAGTTGCATGCGCAGTAATGCGTCGAACATCGGTCAGGCCTCCAGCGCGGTGTATTGGTCGGGGTCGTCGATGTTGCTGACTTCCCAGGTACGGGCGAATTTGGGCGTGCCGAGCGGGTCGTCGAGCAAGATCGGGCCGAGATAGAGGGTCTGGGTGAAAGTCAGGGTCCACGCCTTGTATTGCTGATCGGCGCGTGTGAGCACTGACGGCAAACCATCAATGTTCATCGGCAGATCACATTGAGCGCCGGGCAGGCCCCAACGGTTGTCGGTGATCAGGTTTTTCAGCACGGCGATCAGATCGCAGGCGGCAAATGCGCTCGCAGAAAGTGCCGGAATGACTTGCAGCGACACCGTCATCACATGAGCAATGCGCCCATCAGCGGAGCGCACTCCCTGTGCATTGCGATCAAAGTCGATCAATGCCCAGGCCTGAGCACCGGATGTTGTGAAGTCGTCGTGATTGCCGACCTGCAGATTCAGGCCGGCGCTGTTGCGCAAGGTTGTCGCCATCGCCGTGAACAGCTGCGAAGGCTGCTGGATCGGTGCGGGCATGCATGACCTCCTTTTCAATTGTCCACGCGCAGCCCCGCCGCATGAGTTGTGCAGCGAGGCAAGAAAGTGTTGAGTTACTGTGGATCGCGCGGCGGGGGAACTTCGCAGACGCCAATACGCTTGGCGGCCCAGCGTTCGTAAAGACCGATGGCCACGTCGGCACCGGCCATGGCGGTCAGGCAACCGAAGGCACCAGCGGCCCAGATGGATAGTCCGGCGGCGTACAGCAGCATGATCGCCGAGACGCCGCAGATCATGCAGGCCCCGGAGCGCAGGGCCAGACGCCGCAGCAATGACCAGCCACGGGCGCCCTCCTTGTCGGCGCGCCACATTTCGCCGGACACCCCGCCCACCACGGCAAGGAGGATGACCAGCCAGATCGGCATGTCCGCCAACGCTTGTTGCTCGTTTGTCATGTCACGCCTCCTGGTTCTAGTTGATGAGTGTTGTGTGTTGGGTTCAAGCGATGTCTCTTCAGGTAGGCATTCCGAAAAGCCCGGCGTTGAGGCCGGGCTTTTCAGTAATGCGCTCCTTCGCCTTCCTTCAAATCCTGTATCCGAGAAGGAAGCTGACTTTTCGGCGCTACTGGCGCGGTACGAGTCCATTCAAATTGTTTTTCCGACCGCGGTCCCTGCCCGCCGGATAACTGCTCTTGGTGCTTTACGCTGCACACCCGGGTCAGTTGCCAACCCTCTGA